GCGGCCGGGCGGTGGTGCTGGCGGATTGCTCGGTGACGGGGGCCAGCCCGGCGGGCTGGGCGGGCGCCGTGGTGCGCGCCTTCCGGCGCTTCGATGCCGACCGGGTGGTGGCCGAGGTGAACCAGGGCGGCGACATGGTGGCGGCGATGCTGCGGAGCGTCGACGCCAATCTGCCGGTCTCGACGGTGCGGGCGACGCGCGGGAAATTTCTGCGCGCGGAGCCGGTGGCGGCGCTCTACGAGCAGGGGCGGGTCGTCCATGCCGGCGCCTTTGCCGAGTTGGAAGACCAGATGTGTGATTTCGGGCCGGACGGGCTTTCCTCCGGCCGCTCGCCGGACCGGCTCGACGCGCTGGTCTGGGCGCTGACGGCCCTGGTGATCGACCGGCAGGGCGAGCCGCGAGTGCGGGGGATTTGACGATGGGGATCGACCGGAAGCGGTTTTTCGACAGCGTGCGCGGGACGCTCTATGGCGGGCGGCTGGGGCGCGGGCAAGTTCGCGGGATGGCGGTGCTTCTCGACCGCTTCGAGCAGGGGCGGGAGACGGATGACTTGCGCTTCCTCGCCTATATGCTGGCGACGGCGCATCACGAAACGGGCGGGCGCATGCGGCCGGTGCGCGAGACCTTTGCCGCGTCGGACGCGGTGGCGATTGCGCGGCTGGACACGGCTTTCGCGGAGGGGCGGCTGCCGCAGGTTTCCGCGCCTTACTGGCGGCGGGACGAGGACGGGCGAAGCTGGCTCGGGCGCGGGCTGGTGCAGATCACCCACAGGCGGAATTACGAGCGGCTTTCGGCGTTGACGGGCATCGACCTCGTCGAGCGGCCGGAGCGGGCGATGGACATGGCGGTGTCGGTGGAGATTCTCTTTGCCGGCATGCTGCAGGGCGCGTTTACGGGGCGGCGGCTGGCGGAGCATTTTTCCGCCGGGCAGGCCGACTGGGTGGGCGCGCGGCGGATCGTCAATGGACTGGACCGGGCGGAGCGCGTTGCCGGGTATGGGCGGGCATTTCTTGTGGCTTTGGGCGGGTAGGCTGCCCCTCATCCGGCTTTTGTGCTTTTCACAACGACCGAGGACATCATGAAACTGCCATCCTTCCTCAGACGCCGCCAGGGGGCGGTGGAAACCAAGGCGTCGGGCTTCTTCGCGCTGACGGCGGAGGGCCGGGCGCATTGGTCGAGCCGGTCCTATGCCTCGCTGTCGCGCGAGGGGTTCATGAAGAACCCGGTGGCGCACCGGGCGGTGCGCATGATCGCGGAGGCGGCGGCCTCGGTGCCGTGGCTTGCCTATGCCGGCGAGGCGGAGCGGCCGGAGGATTGCCGGCTCGCGCTGCTGGCGCGGCCGAACGGGCGCATGGCGGGGACGGATTTCTTCGAGACGCTGTATGGGCATCTCCTGCTCTCCGGCAATGCTTTCGTCGAGGGGGTGCGGGTGGGCGAGGAGCTGCGGGAGCTGCATCTGCTGCGGCCCGACCGGATGCGCATCGTCGAGGGGCGGGACGGGTGGCCGGAGGCTTATGAATATCGCGCCGGCAACCATGTGCGCCGGCATGCAGCGGGCGAGGGGCAGGCGATCCTGCATTTGCGACTCTTCCATCCGCTCGACGACCAGCTCGGCTTCGCGCCGCTGGAGGCGGCGTCCGTGGCGCTCGACCTCTCCAATGCGGCGGCGGTGTGGAACAAGGCGCTGCTCGACAATTCGGCGCGTCCATCCGGCGCGCTCGTCTACCAGCCGAAGGAGGGCGGCAATCTTTCGCCCGACCAGTACGACCGGCTGAAGAGCGAACTGGAGGAGGGCTATTCCGGCCCGGCGCGGGCCGGGCGGCCGATGCTGCTGGAAGGCGGTCTCGACTGGAAGGCGATGGGGCTTTCGCCGCGCGAGATGGATTTCGTGGAGGCGAGGAACGGCGCGGCGCGCGACATCGCGCTCGCCTTCGGCGTTCCGCCCATGCTGATCGGGATTCCGGGCGATGCGACCTATGCCAATTACCAGGAGGCGAACCGGGCGTTCTGGCGGCTGACCGTGCTGCCGCTGGTTAGCCGCACGGCGGGGTCGTTCGCGGCTTGGTTTTCCGAGGAGGGGGATGGGCTGCGGCTGGTGCCGGATCTCGACCAGGTGAACGGGCTTGTGGCGGAGAGGTCCGAGCTTTGGGCGCGGGTGGGGGCGGCGGGGTTTTTGACGGACGAGGAGAAGCGGCGGGCGGTGGGGTATTGAGCGGGAGTGGGTGTGGCTGCACCCCCCTCTGCCCTGCCGGGCATCTCCCCCTCAAGGGGGGAGATCGGCTAGTGGCACGAACCTAGCTCCAGCGGCAGCGTCGGAGAGGAAGTGAAACATCGCTCCATCCAATCTCCCCCCTTGAGGGGGAGATGCCCGGCAGGGCAGAGGGGGGTATCCCAGGTGCTATGCGTCTGATTTCCGTTGGGAAAACAGCGGCTTGGTCTGGAGAAGTGATTCTTCTTCCTGCGTTCCGGATTCATCGCGTGAAGTGCTTGAATCGATTTTCGAGCAAAGCGTCGCAAGGGATTCAAAAGATTCGAGGATTGCCGCCGCTGGACCTGCGTGAGCCGGCGCGCTCTCGGCCGTCTGCGGTTGTTCCTTCTGAATTTCCATAATAATTTGAAAGGCTTAACAATGGCTGACTTCGGAAACGACGGCGGGCTTTGGACGGCCCGGTTCATCGGTGCGTCCGCGGGCGCGGCCGTTTCGCTCATCTATCTCCTGCCGAAAAGCCGCCGGGAGGCGGGATGCCGGTTCCTGACCGGGCTTGCCTGCGGCCTCGTCTTCGGCGGGCCGGCGGGGGTCTGGATCGCGGCGCGGCTCGGCATCGCGGGCTATCTCGGCCCCTCGGAACTGCTGCTGACCGGCTCGGCGGCGGCGAGCCTTTCGGCCTGGTGGGGGCTGGGCGTGCTGGCGCGGGTGGCGGAGCGGATGAGGCAGTAGGCGATAGCCAATAGCCAATAGGCAGTAGGCAGTAGGGACTGAGGGGGTGGGGGCTCCTGTCCCCTATTGGCTACTGCCTATTGCCTACCCCCTAATTCCTGATCGGAGAGAGCAATGACAACCGACGACCTGCCGGTCTGGCGGACGAAGAAATATGCCGATCTGACGCTCGCGGGCGTTTCCGGCGACGGGGTGTTTTCCGGCTATGCGAGCCTTTTCGGCGAGGTGGACCTGAGCAAGGACGCCATTGCGCCGGGGGCCTTCGGGCCGTCGCTGCAAAAGCGCGGTGCGGCCGGTGTGCGCATGCTGTTTCAGCACGATCCGGCCCAGCCGATCGGCCGCTGGCGCAGCATCCGCGAGGACGAGCGGGGGCTTTATGTCGAGGGCGTGCTTTCGCCGGGCGTCGCCCGGGCGCGCGAGGTGCTGCAGCTCATGAAATCAGGAGCGCTCGACGGGCTATCCATCGGCTTCCAGACGGTGCGCTCGAAGACCGACCGGGCAAGCGGCGTGCGCCGCATCCTGGAGGCGGACCTTTGGGAGATCTCGATCGTCACCTTCCCCATGCTGCCCTCGGCGCGGGTGTCGAACGTGAAGAATGCGCGGTGGTTCCGCGACCGGGAAACGGAACTCGTGCGCACCATGCGCCGGGCGGCCCGGATGATGAAACGCTAACAGGAGACCAGGCATGACGGAGACGATGAAGACCGCGCCGGAGATCAAGGCCGTGCCGGAAACGATGACCGCCGCCTTCGACGACTTCATGGAGGCCTTCGAGGCCTTCAAGGAGACGAACGACCGCCGGCTCGGCGAGATCGAGCAGAAACTCACCGCAGACGTGGTGACGCGCGACAAGGTGGACCGCATCAACCGCGCCATGGACGAGCACAAGCGCGTGCTCGACGGTCTGGCGCTGAAGAAGGCGCGCCCGGCGCTGGGTGGCGGCGGCGAGGCTTCGCCCGAGGCGGCCGAGCACAAGGCGGCCTTCTCCGCCTATATGCGCCGGGGCGACGAGAGCGCGCTGCGGGCGCTGGAGGGCAAGGCCATGTCGGTTGGCTCGGCGGCGGACGGGGGCTATCTCGTGCCGCCGGAGACCGACACGGAGATCGGCCGCAGGCTTTCTGCCGCCTCGCCCATCCGGGCGCTGGCGACGGTGCGGCAGGTCTCGGGCGCGGTGCTGAAAAAGCCCTTCGCGACTTCGGGCATGGCCTGCGGCTGGGTGGCGGAGACGGCGGCGCGGCCGCAGACCAACGCGGCGCAGCTTGCCGAGCTGTCCTTCCCGACCATGGAGCTTTACGCCATGCCGGCGGCGACGGCGGCGCTGCTCGACGATGCGGCGGTGGACGTGGAGAGCTGGATCGCCTCGGAGGTGGATATCGTCTTCGGTGAACAGGAGGGCACGGCCTTCGTTTCCGGCGACGGCGTCAACAAGCCGAAGGGTTTCCTCAGCTATACCAATGTGGCCGATAGCGGCTGGAGCTGGGGCAATATCGGCTACATCGCTACGGGTACGGCCGGGGCCTTCAAGGCGAGCGGGCCGTCCGACACGCTGATCGACACGGTCTATGCGCTGAAGGCGGGGCACCGGCAGAATGCCAGCTTCGTGATGAACCGCAAGACGCAAGCGGCGATCCGCAAGTTCAAGGACGCCGATGGCAACTATCTCTGGCGTCCGCCGGCAACGCCCGGCCAGCCGGCCTCGCTGATGGGCTTTGCCATCGCGGAGGCGGAGGACATGCCTGATGTGGCGGCGGACAGCTTCTCCATCGCCTTCGGCGATTTCCGCGCGGGCTATCTCGTCGTCGACCGCACGGGCGTGCGCGTGCTGCGCGATCCCTATTCGGCCAAGCCCTATGTGCTGTTCTACACGACCAAGCGCGTCGGCGGCGGGGTGCAGAATTTCGAGGCGATCAAGCTGGTGAAGTTCGCGGCGAGCTGAGCCGCGGTCCCCAACGTTTCCGCTCCCTCTCCCCGCTTGCGGGGAGAGGGCTGGGCTGAGGGGCGGCCGGGCATCGGGGGCCTTGCTTGTGTTCGCCCCTCATCCGCCTGCCGGCACCTTCTCCTTGGCTGCGGGGCGAAGGGAGCGTGGAGTAGCGGTTTCCTTTCACGATTTTTCTTACCCCGGCGGGCGTTCCCTGCCGCCGGTGCCGCGGGCGCGGTTTTCCTCCCGGCCGCGCCCGCATTCCCTCCATCAGACAGGATTGCCATGACCATTGCCGAACTCACGCCGCCGGCCGTGGAGCCGGTCACGCTTGCCGAGGTGAAGGCGCATCTGCGCCTCGATACAAACGATGAGGATGCGCTGCTGGCCTCGCTCGTCCGCACGGCGCGCGGTCATCTGGAGGCCGAGACGGGCCTTTGCCTGATCGTGCGGCCGCTGCGGCTCTATCTGGACGACTGGCCGGAGGGCAAGGTGATTCAGATTGCCAGGGGGCCGGTGCAAACCGTTGAAGCGATTACGGTTTACGATGAACTCGGTGCCCCGGTCGAGGTCGATGCGGCCGGCTATGTGCTCGACGGCGCGGCGCGGCCGGCGCGGCTGATATTGCCGGCGCGGCCGGAAACGGCGCGGGCCTTGAACGGCATCGAGATCGATTTTTCCGCCGGCTTCGGCGAGAGCGGTGCGGATGTGCCGGACACGCTGAAACGGGCGCTGCTGCTGCATGTGGCGGCGATGTATGAGCTGCGCGGCGTGCTCTCCCTTGAGGAGCAGCCGGGGGCGGTGCCGCAGAGCTATGACTGGCTGGTCGCGCCTTATCGGCTGCGGAGGCTGTGATGGGGAACTCGCTTGATCCCGGGATGTTGAACGTCCGGCTGGTGCTGGAGCGGCCGGAGGAGACGCCGGACGGGCAGGGCGGAGCGACGGTGAGTTTTATCGCGATGGTTTCGCTCTGGGCGCATATCGAGCCTGTCGCCGCGAAGGCCGACGAGGCGGCGGGGACGCTGCGGGTGGCGGTGACGCACCGTATCCGGCTGCGCTGGCGGGACGATCTTGTCGGCGGCATGCGGCTGCGTAAGGGCGAGCGGCTTTTTGAGATACGCGCCTTTTGCGACCCGGACGAGACGCGGCGCTGCCTCGTCTGCGATTGTGAGGAGATCAAGCCATGAGCGCGGCATCCGCCTTGCAGAAGGCCATTTTCGCCCGGCTTTCGGGCGATGTTGCGCTGACGGCGCTTGTGGGGGCCGAGGGGATCGCTGATCGCCGGCTGGCGGCTCCGGCTTCGCCCCTTGTGGTGATCGCCGGCATCGACAGCGTGGATCACTCCACCGCCACGGAGGCGGGGGAGGAACATGCGGTGGTGCTGGAGGTCTGGTCCGGGGCGGCGGGGCATCGGCAGGCGCAGGGGATCACCGCGGCGGTGCGCGCGGCGCTGCACGATGCGGAGCTGGCGCTTGCCGGCCATCATCTCGTCTTGCTGCTGCATCGCGAGACGCGGCTGAAGCGGGACGGGACGTCGAAATTCCATCGGGCCGAAATGCGATTCCGGGCGGTGACGGAGCCGGACGGCTGATTTCCATTTTTTCGGAAAGGATATTGCCATGGTGGCACAGAAGGGGCGGGACCTGCTGCTCAAAGTCGACAATGGAGCAGGTTTTGCGACGGTCGCGGGGCTGCGCTCGAAGCGGCTTTCGTTCAATGCGGCGCTCGTCGACGTGACGGACGCGGAATCGGTGGGGCGCTGGCGCGAGCTGCTCGGCGGGGCGGGCGTGCAGCGGGCGGCGCTTTCGGGCAGCGGGATATTCAAGGACCAGGCCTCCGATGCGCTGGTGCGCTCGCTGTTCTTCGCCGGGACGATCGCCGCCTGGCAGATCGTCGTTCCGGATTTCGGCATGGTCGCGGGGGCGTTCCAGATCGCGGCGCTGGAATATTCCGGCGCGCATGACGGCGAGGTGCTGTTCGAGATCGGGCTGGAATCGGCCGGGCCGCTAACCTTCGTGGTGCTGTGATGGGCGCGCGGGCGAACAGGCATCGCGGCGAGATCGAGGCGCTTTTCGACGGTGAGCGGCGGGTGCTGTGCCTGACGCTCGGGGCGCTGGCGGAGCTGGAGACGGCTTTCGCGGTGGACAGCCTGACGGGGCTGGCGGAGCGGTTTTCGAGCGGGCGGCTGAAGGCAGACGATCTTATCCGTATCATCGGCGCCGGGCTGCGCGGCGGCGGTAATCTCCTCAGCGACGAGGATGTGGCTGGTATGGCGGGGG